ACTTACTGCCATAATTTCTTTTTTATATAGTGTAGTCACCCAATAGAGTGACTACTCTATAAGTGATTATTTATTTTAATCTTTTTTCTATGTTTTTATATATTTCTAAACCTTCATCAGTTTTGAAATATGCTGCTAGCGCAGAGTAAGGATGTTCATCAAAAGGAACAGTCATTACTTTTCGATCATTATTAGCCCAAAGAAAGACTCTATTGTCAGGAGAAAGTTTTAATATTCCAGCTTCAACAGCTTTAATACCAAAGTTTCTAAGTTCAACGTTATCATCTTTCGCTAATTCTAAAAATAGATCTGGATTTTTCTTAGCCATAACTAAAATGTCACGTTTTATTTCTTTCGATGACATTGTATTTACTTCGCTACCAAACTCAACTCTTAGTATCGCTTCCGCGTGATCTATATCAAGTTGTTTTGCTGCATTTAATGCTTCTATTTCTATTTCAAGATCAACTAATTCATCTCGAGCTATAGCCATTGGATTAAATTCCTCATATGTATTACCTCTTTCTGGATGATATAATGATAAAAATTTTTGCAATGCTACTTTGTTTTTAGGAACATTCAATTCACCATCTCTAAATATGATATGAGCTAATCTCGCGTCACCTTGAAATTCATCCACAAAAGGTGTTTTTTGATTCTCAGCGTATGATACTTCTCTTTCATAACCAGCTTCTTCATCAAAATAATATAATCCTTTACTTTTCATCATAAAAGATACAGGGCTTAATCCACCTTTTAAAAGATATTTTCTATCTTTTACTTCCCAAGAATCTTTTTTAGGTTCTTGAGTTTTTGTTATTACAGGAGTTTCTTCTAAAGAAACTTCCTTTTTATTGTTTTTTGCCATAATATAATATAATTAAATAAGTTAAAAAAAAAGGGTTAGAGTGCTAAAAGCACCCTAACTCTTTAAATAATATTAGTCTAATAGACAGAAGTTATTAGCTCCTTGTACCACTAAACATCTTTCTGATAGGTAATGTACCTCCATTGCATCAAGATCAGAAGTGATGTTTCCACCAACAGATCCTGTTACCCAAGATTTAAGTTTTCTATCATCAGTTTGAGACGATCTATACCTTACGTGTAAGAAAGGTCTCTTAAGGTTTCTACCTAAATTTTCATCATAAACAGATGAAACACCAGCAGGTGCTATAATACCTCTAACTCTTGATGTATTATCAGCCGGTGAGTTTTTCAACCCTCTAGTTGAGTAATCATTTAAGTATTTCCAGTCAGATTTGTAGAAGTCATAAGAACCTCTTCTAAATCCTGTAAATCCTAAATTCAACGCCATATCGCTAGAATTGTTAAAGACACCATAAGATGTTCCATCAGTTCCATATGAATTTTGCGTTGCTAACATGTCATCGATAACTAAAGATTCGGTTCTATCTAGATACATCATGTTTTCTTCGATAGCACCTTGACCATCAAATTCACCTAATATAACATCGAACTCATCTTTGGTTAAAGTAGCTCTATTAATAAGACCTCTATCTGTAATAGCAGCTAGTAAACCTTCTGAACCAGCGATTTTAGCGCCAGTCAATACAGTATTAGTAGCTTCTTCAGCCTCTATACATGTCATTTCTAATTGATCAGAGAATCTTTGTCTAGTATCGCCTTCAGCTTTTAAATACCACATGTAACCACTTTGTCCATCTTCACCAGATACTTCAACCCACCCAATTTGAGCAGCATCAGAACCTGAGATTTCATATTTGTCTTTTATGATAACTGGTTTGTTAGAAAAAGATTGGAAAGATGGAGTTAAAACTTCGTTCCTTCCAGTTGTTCCTTTTGCAAATTCAGAACCATAAACAAATATTTCTAGGTCTTGTGAGTCACTAGTACCAAATGGATTACTTCCAGTTTTATAACCTATTGCTGTAATCTCACCATCACCCATTGCAGAAGCGCCACCAATTTGGCTTGCTCCATCATACCCATCAACGTGAGTAACATAAGCTTTAACTGTTGTGTTAGCTGTTTTATTACTAACTACGATAGTATCACCAACTCTAATTCCATGATCGGCACCTAAACCGTCAATAACATTTCCACCAGAAGCTTTTAGCCTACCTGTGTATCTTAAATGTAATCTACCTTGCTCAGACCAAACAACTTGATCTGACATAAGAGCTTCTTCTGCACCTACTTGAGAAAGAAAGCCTGAGATAGTTCTGTTTCCAAAAACTTCTGCTTCAGCTGCCATTAATTCAGGTAAGTACTGTTGTCTCCAATCATTGATGTCAGAGCCGCTTCCAGCTATGAAATCAATATAATTTGTGCTTAACGTTTGTTTTACTGGAGCTGGTACGCTATTTAAGTTACCTTGTGTTCCACCAAACAAACCTTGCGTGTTTGCCATAATTTTTAAATTTTAATTTGTTAAACTTTTAATTTTTAATTTTAAAACGAAGTTTACTAGAATCATCACCTAACACTTTAAATTTCATACCACCAGTACTTGTTTCCTGATGTCCTTGTCTAGGTGTCATGTCAACATTCTTAGAAGTTGTTAAACTACTTTTTAATGCATCAGCTTTACCTTGCTCATAAAAATGATTAGCTATAGCATCTGCATTCATTGCTGTAAATAAAGATTTATGATAACCCGCTGCGTCATTCATATTATCTTGCTTGTCAACAAATTGTTTTACAAAATTATTAATATCGCTTTGTGTTGTTTTCGTTTTATTTACATCCTTCACGTTATATCTATATTTTTTCTCACCAACTTTAAACTCAAAACCTTTGAATTTGTCGTTAAAAACATTATCTGTTTTTTGTTGAAATATAGATTTACGCTCATTTTGTAGTTGTACTACTTTGTCGCGTTCTTCGTTGTGTGTATTAAAAAAATCTATAGCTTCTTGTTGATCATGCGTTAACTTAACGCCAGCTTTGATATCCTTATAATACTTGGACTTTAACCCGTCCATGTGGGTTTTAGCGTTGGCAACTTGCTCTTTAAACGCCAATTTCTTTCTCTTGATGTCTCTTTCCTCATCAATGTCCTCGTCAATAGAAAAACTATCTTCTATTAGGAAATTTCTTTCTTCTTGTGTTAAATGAGGTTTCGTTTGTCTATAATACTCATGTAATACAGACATATCATCATACTTACTATAATCTTGATTCAATTTTACATAGTCTTCAAGATCACCACCAGTTTCATTCATAAAGTCTACAACTTTTTGAATATTTTCTGGTAATTTCTCACCAGTTTCTTTTGATTCTTTTACAGCTTCTTTAACTGTTTCTTCAACTGTTTCAACTTTCTGTTCAACAACTTCATCAGTTTTTTCTTCTGTAATTTCCTCCAAAACTGGTTTTTCAGTTTCTTCTTGTTTCTCTTCAACCTTTTCTTCTTCCACTTTCTCTTGAACCTCCTCAATAACTTTATCATCAGTTTTTTCTTCGGGTTGAACATCTTTAGGTTCTTCGACCTTTTCTTTTTCCTTTGGTTTACTTAAATCAACTTTAATGGTGTCATCTTGTGTACCTAAGTTTTTCATTCCTTTTGGTTGTGGTTGTTCTTTAACCTTAACCTCATCACCCATTGGTGTCTCTACAGTTTCTTTTACTGTAGCTTCTTTTTTATTTTCTGCCATAATATAATATTATATAATAATTAAACATATTAACTAGGTTCAAACATACCTAAGTCAAAATCTCCACTCAATATATCATTGCCTTGAGATTCAAACTTTTTAGGTGCTCCCCCAGTTTTTCTTTGATCTATTAATTCAGATTGCTGCGATGCTTGTATTCTAGTACGTTCATCTTTACGATCTTCCTTGTTAGTTTCTTTTTGTTTCAATGTGTCAATTTCCATTTGTTTTAAACGCATGTTAATCATAAACTCATGATCCATTAATGTCTTTTTTAATTCAGCTTCTTTATCTAACTTTTGTATATCCATTTGTAACTCAACTTGTTCTAACTGTGCTTTTTGTTGTGTTATAGCTTGATTCTTTTGAATTTCAGCTTGTGCTGCAGCTTGTTGTGCTTGCGCATTTGCTTCTGCTTGCGCTTGTATATTTCTTTCTGCTATTTGTTGATCTTGCGCTATTTTCTTTTGTCTTCGTAATTTTAAAAGTTGGTTAGCTAGTTTTAGATTTTTAACTTCTCTGACATCAATAGCATCCTCAAGTTCTATACTATTTTTAGCCAATGCTTGTTGTATATTATTTTCAAGTAGTTGTTTTTCCTCTTCATCTGGAGCTAACTCAATAAATATTCCAAAATCATGTAGATATAAACCCTTTAACTCATTTAATGTACCGACGTTATGCGCTCCAATTTGTTGTATAAACGCGTTTTTTGTAGGTGAGTATTCAAGTATATCAGATATTCTTAATGACAAACACTCAGCTGTTTCAACAGTAACAAATAAACCAGATTGCAAAATATGCCTTGTTGCTGTATTACTATTAGCAGCTGCTATTTTTTGTATACCCACTAAAGCATTTTTATCAGGTGTACTACCGTCCCTAGCTTCATTTAACCCAGTCACATCTCTTATCATTTGTAAATAATAATTATATGTAGCAATTAAACTTTGTAATTTAGCACCACCACTACCGGATTGAATTTCTTGTATAGGTACTTTACCAGGATTCATATCACCCTCTTGCGTTAATGATCTACCAATAACACTACCAGTTTGGAAGAACATGTTTAATGCTTCTTGTGGATTATAATTTGTGCCATTACCTAAATCAACTTCAGCTAAACCATCAGCATCTAAATAAACGCCATCAGGAACCATTCTTGATAATACCTGCTGTAATTTTAAATGCGTTAGTTGAATCATATCGGCAAAACCAGTAATTCTACCAACTAATGATTCAATTTTACCTTTGTACATTCTTGGTGCAACTATAGCATAGTTCATTTTTACCTTTGATGAATCACTCTTAGGACGCATCATATTTTTAGCCATGTCCCATTTAAGCAGTTGTTTAGTACCTAAAACTAATGCGCCTTCATATAATACCTCGTGTGATTTAGAAATCTTTCTAAATTTTTCATCTTTAGGTGGGTTAAAGCTATCATCTTTTTGTATTGCTTTATCTGCACCACTTCCTAATGCTTTAACTTTATATACCTCATTCATAAATGTTTTATAATTAAAATATAAAACTTGAACGGTATTCTTATCTACATCAGCGCTGCTGCGGGTATTTCTATTTACTGATGATGAGTGAACACCAGATTCCGCTGCATCTTTTAATCCCTCTTCACTTAGGTCAGGGAATTGCTTTTTAAGTTCATTAATAGGTAGGTTTTTTACTTCACCAATATAGTATATATCATCAAAGTATGGTGATTCAGTATGTGACCAAACCATATTAGCTGGATCAACATATTCAACTGTTACACCTCTTGCGGTATCAAAATTATTCTTCACGCAACCAATACCAAGAACAGTCAAATCATAATATAATCTCTTTCTTGTGTTTTCGTATTTGTTATTATTAAATAATGTAGTTAACGCTTGCTCTTCAGCTATCTCAATGGATTGTTTGTAATCCAACTGCATATGTAAT